AATAGAAGTTAAACAAGAACAAGAAAAACCAAAAGTTCCTGCATATTCAGATGATATGCCATATTCTGAGAAAGTTCGTAAAAGAATTGCTAAAGAAGTAGCTAAAAGAGCTGAAGCAGAACAAAGAGCTGTTAATTTAGAACAAAGAATTGCTGAATTAGAGTCAAAAACTTTTGATATAGCAAATAAATCTTTAACTAATCAGCATAAATCTGTATCAGATCAACTTAAAACAGCAATTGAAGAAGGTAATACTGAAAAACAAGTAGAACTTTATGAAAAAATGGCTGATTTAAGAGGTCAAATACAAAAAACTTCTGAATTAAAAGCTGAAAAACCTAAATCTGAAGAAAAAAAGAAAGCTGAAGCACCACCTTTAGCTAGAGATTGGGTAAAAAGTAATGCACAATGGTTTAATAAGCCAGGTTATAGAAAAGAAACTGCAATGGCTTATGGAATTGATGCAGAACTTACAGAAGAAGGTTGGGATGTGAATGATCCAGGTTACTATGATGAAATGGATAAACGACTTAAAGCAAGTGGTTTAGCATATTTTACAAAATCTGAAGAAAACACTACTCAAACAGAAAAAAATGTGGTACAAAAGAACAACAGAGTGCAATCTCCAGTTGCTGGAGTTAGTCGTAAGAAAACTAGCGATAGTAACAGAGTGAAGCTAACGCAGGATGATCTGGCAACAGCTAGAAATTTCGGCATTGATATCAATGATGAAGCGGCACTAAAGCGGTTTGCTAAAGAAGTAAAAAACTTTAGCACCAATACGTGAAGTAAGGAGCACGACTATGGAAAAAACAAATAAAATAAAACATGAAACTCAAGTTGAGAAATCTACAAGAGTTTCAAATTGGCGCCCAGGTAATTTACTTGAAGCACCTGAAGCAAGACCAGGTTTCAAACAGAGATGGATTGCAACTATGGTTTTGGGACAGGAACAGCCAACAAACGTTGCTAAACGAATGAGAGAAGGCTGGAAGCCTCGTGACCCTAAAACGGTTAAAGATGCCCAGAATTTTCCAACGATAGATCATGGCAAGTTTTCTGGCTACATTGGTATAGAAGGCATGGTACTCTGTGAAATACCACAAGAATTGTGGAATGAACGTAATGCATATTACGCTAAAATGACTGATAACTTAATGAGATCAGTTCAACAAGATATTCACAAAGTAGAACAGCCAGGTCAACCTATATCACAGTCCTTCAAGACTTCAGTTACTAGAGGCGGCTTTAAAGAGTAACAAATAGGAGTAAATAACTATGGCAAATGTAGACGCCCCTCAAGGTTTTATACCTTTGAGACACTTAACAGGTGGAGTTATCAGACCTCAAGAATACTCTATTGCAAACTCGTATGCTGCTAATTTAGCATCAGGTGACTTAGTAACTATGACAACTGATGGTACTATTATTAGAGGAACAGCAGGCGGAACTGCTTTAGGTGTATTCTATGGAGTACAATACGAAGATAACTCTACAGGAGATGTCAAGTTCTCCAAAGTTTGGAACTCAGGTACTACTGTGAAAGCAAATACTGCTATAAAAGCATTAGTATATGATGATCCAAACATCACTTATAAAGTACAATGTAACGGTACATTCGCAAATGCTAACGTAGGTGAGTTAGCAAACGTGACTATCGGAACATTTAATTCTACTTTCGGTTATTCAACAGACGAGTTAGACATTAGTACACTAGCTACTACTGCTAAAGTCTTGAGAATATTAAGATTGATAGATGAACCAAACAACGCAGTCGGTGCTGATGCAGATGTAGAAGTTGTAATTAACTTACACTTATACGGAACTCGTCAGGCTGGCGTATAAGGAGATTGAACTATGGCACTAAATAGAGCACTATTTACCAAACAGCTCAATCTAGGTTTAAATACCGTGTTTGGTATGGAATATGATAGATATCCAGAACAATGGAGAGCTATATATTCTGTTGAGCAATCACAAAAAGCATTTGAAGAAGATGTACAAAACATCGGCTTCGGTGCTGCACCAACAAAAGCTGAAGGTGCTGCAATATCTTATGAATCTGGCAGAGAAGGCTATGTATCAAGATATGTACATGAAACAATTGCTTTAGCATTTTCTATAACAGAAGAAGCTGAAGAAGATGGATTGTACGGATCATTAGGTGCAAGATATGCTAGAGCTTTAGCAAGATCAATGCAACACACTAAAGAAATCAAAGGTGCAAACATCCTTAACAATGCAACTACTTCTACAGTAGGTGGCGATGGTGTTACTTTATTGAACACTGCTCACCCACTAGGAGGTGGTGGAACTGCTTCTAACACTCTTGGAACAGCTGCAGATTTATCAGAAACTTCATTAGAAGATTTATTGATTCAAATCTCAACTACAGAAGATGACAGAAACATTCCAATAGCATTAACTGGACAAAAACTAATCGTTCCACCTCAATTGGTGTTTATCGCAGAGAGAGTTCTTAAATCTAATTTAAGACCAGGAACTGCTGATAACGATATCAATGCAATGAGAAATATGGGTATGATTCCAGGCGGTGTAGTCGTTAACCAAAGACTTACTGATCCAGATCAATACTTCATTATGACTGATTGTCCTGATGGAATGAAACACTTTGTAAGAGCACCAATCAAAAAAGCTGTTGAAGGCGATTTTGAAACTGGTAATCTAAGATACAAAGTTAGAGAAAGATACTCATTCGGTTTCACAGACTGGAGAGCTATCTTTGGTTCAGAAGGAGCTAACTAATAATAAAATTGTACTAGGCGTAGCAATACGCCTAGTGCTAACCCTACGACTGCGAAAGCAGACTACTAAGGAGGTAGACTATGGGAACAACTACATTTTCGGGACCGATTAAAGCGGGAACGATAAGAGAAACAACTGGTACAACGCTTGGAGCTAATGTTGTAAATACTGGTTTTGTTGTAATGGCACAATCTGCTAAAATCGACATTACTGGTGCTTCACACTTAAACCAAGTGATTGGAACAATTCCAGCTAATTCACAAATTACAGATGTAGTATTAAATGTAACAACAGCGAATGATGATACAAACGCTGCAACTGTTTCTGTTGGAACAACAGATGATGGAGATGCATTTATTGCTACTGCTAACGTAAAAGCAACTGGAACAACTAGAGGTACATTAGACACTGAAGCAACAAATATTGGTACTACTGATATTCAAGTTTTAGCTGACTTTACAGGTACAGATGGTGACGGAACTGCTGGTAATGCAACTGTTACTGTAACTTACTTACAGAACAATAGTATTGCTGATGCAGGAGATGTTCCAGCATAATAATTGATTAGAGGGGCTTCGGCCCCTCTTAAAAGGAGATTTATGTTTGAAAAATTAAAAGCATTAGGAGAAGCTCTTAGAAATGCTGAAGAAGAAAAAGAAGAAGAAACTTCAGCAGAAAAATTACTTAAATTTCAACAAGCAGAAGAAGAATATAAACCTACAGAAGAACAAATCAAATTAAGTGAAACTGATGATACTGGAAAAACAGTTTCCGCTCAAGAAACAATTATTCAAGAAGCAAAAGAAAAAGATAAAAAAGATGATTTAGATGATAAAATAGATAGAATTCGAAAAGTTATAAGTAATTTTGAAGAAGATTCACAACCAACAGTTGTTAAAACTAAAATGGATACAACTCCAGTTACTAATATTAATCTAAAACCTATGGATATGGGTTCTTTAAAACAAAAAGAATATTTACAAAGTTTAATAGCACAACCTAGTAGTCAAAGAGACAGAGTTAGTCTATTATATGATGAGTTAAAAAAGTTTAATTTAATATAGGAGGAAATATGGCAGGATCAGATATATCGGCAAATAGCGTAACAACTACAGGTTCTAATGTTGTAGCTTTTGGTGGACCTACAAGACTAAAAGGTTTTATAATTACACCATCAGCTAATGCAGGAACTGTAACTTTTGTAGATGACGCAACAACTAAATTTGTAGTAACAACAGGAGCTAGTGCTGATAGTGGACCTATTAATATCTCTTTACCAAGTGAAGGTGTAAAATTTGGTACAAATTTAGGTGTTAATATTTCTGCAAATGGAGCTAGTGGCGTAACAGTATTTTTTGCATAATGGCTACTTCAAATACAGCTACATTTAACATCACAGTTAATGATGTTATTCAAGAAGCATATGATAGAATTGGAGGAGATCCTATTCTAGGATATGACGTGCGTTCTGCACGAAGAAGTATGAATATTATGTTTAGTGATTGGGCTAACAGAGGTTACAATCAATGGACTGTAGAATTAAAAAATGAAGCTCTATCTACTGGAACTACAGATTACACTTTAGATTATGATACTGTTGATATTATAAATGCAAATATTGTTGATAGCGATGGTGTTGAATATTCTATGACACGTTTAGGTGTAAATGATTATGCTGCAATTTCTAATAAAACTACACAATCACGACCTACACAATTTTATTTACAAAGATTAAGTACACCTGTAGTCAAAATTTATCCTGCGCCAGATCAAGCATACACATTAAGATATTATAGAATGAGAAAAATACAAGATATTACAGCTTCTACTGTAGATGGTGTTCAACAAAATATTGATGTTCCATTTAGAGCCTTTGAATGTATGTGTGCAGGTCTTGCATATTATCTTTCTAAAAAAAGATCAAGTATTCCACAAGCAACAAGAGCTGAATTAAAATTAGATTATGAACAAGCATATGAAAGATTAATAGCAGGAGATGACTCACCATCT